GACTAGAGGTTCAGCGTGGAACTGTGTAGGGGATCCAAAATTCTCGAGAGCTTTAACAGCGAGATCTTCGACGTCATCCTGAGCGAAAGATGCTCCGGCGAGGTCCTTGACGATGGATGTAGACTCAGCGCCCCAACCTTGGAAGTCTTTGGAGATGAACTGGCTGTCGGTGTCGCCTTTGAGGATCTGCTGAAGCAGACCGCTCATCGCGATGCTGTTGACCGGAAGGTCAGCGGTCGCGCCGGTTTGGTTACCGGTGGCGTCGGTGAAGTGCGAGTTACCCCAGTAGAGTTCGCGCTCGACGTTCTTCAGAAGGTCCATCGTGCCTTCTTTTGCTTGTTGAGCAACCACGTCGCCGACCGAGGTGCGGACGAGGGTCATTTGGTGGCTGACCTTACGACGCTTGCTGAAGAAGGCGATCCTTTGACCGTCGCGTACGTACGTAGAATCTTCTTCTTGTCCAGCGCCGCCTTCACCGATGTACGGCGAGGAGTCAGAACCGTAACCAACCAAACGGTTGTACTGTTCGAACAGGTTGTAGGCCTTGTCGATGCTGAGGGATGGCCACAGCTTCAGGTTTTTCATATCGAAGGTCACGACTTTCAAGGTCGATTCCAGCGATTCAGTTTGGATAACGCCACCGTAGGTGAGGTCGGTCGGACGACCAGCGTAGCCGTAGCCAGCGCTGAGAGCCTTGTTGAGGTTCTCGACTTCAGCCTGGGAGACGAGCCCTTGCTCCAAGCCTTGCATGATTTGATTGAGTGCGTCTTGATACATCTTCTCTTATCTCCCTTTCTTACTTGATTCCATATTTTGTTGCGATTTCTTGCAGCTCGGATGCCGATCCGATCTCTGCCTTGAGGACATCCTCGGTAGGTACTTCTTTACCAGACTTCTTAAGAGTGATTAGCTCACCAAGAACTTGAGACTTATTGAGCGGCTCAACTTCGTTGGATCCCTTTGCTAAGGGCTGAACGTTCTTGTATGTTACGCCGCGAGCAGGAACCGGTGTTTCTGCTAATTTCTTGACGGCTTCTAGAACTTGACTGATCTGACTTTCTAGTGGAGCAACTCGCTCCTCGATGGACTTAGCCAGCTTCTTCTCCATCTTCTTCATCTTCTTCTCTTTGTTCTCTTCTTTAGCCATCTCGTTCACGCCTTCGCTCTTGTGAGCTTCGTCGTGCTCTTCCTTGGCCATGTGCTTGTCATGCTCTGCCTTGCACATGTCCTTCTTCTTCATAGCTTCTTTATAAGCGTGCTCTGCTTTCTCGCACTCTTCTTCAGCTTTCTTGTAGGCCATCTCAGCTTTCTCGGCTTCATCTTCTTTTTCTTCGCCTTCTTCGCGTTCTTCGCCTTCTTTCTCTTCTTCTTCGTCTTCTGCTTTGTGAACTTCTTTGGTATCCATAGATCCGTCAGCGCCATGGTCTAACTCGATCTCTTGAGCTGAGAAGCGATCACTCTTCTTGAGAGCTTCGATCTCGGCAAGAGTCTCGTCGATCAAGTCTGTCAGACTTTTAGCTAGTTTGTTTTCCATTAGTTTGCCCCTTTAGACCTTATTGACCCATCATCTTGAGGTCTGGATGACCAGCAAGACGAGCGAGTTCAGTTGCCGTATCGCCTGCCTCAACGACCACGTCATTGGCAAAACGAACGCAGCAAGCAAGAACTGCGAGGTCTGATGCGTTTGCGAAGATACCGGCGATGGTGTTCTCGCCAGCAGCACCCTTAACCTTGATGGAGCCGGGATTTCCGATACCGATCCCGAGGAAAGGGGAGGACGCGTCGCTCACTCCGCCCATCGGGCTTTGAATCGAAGCATCGACGTAGCTGATGGTCAAGCCAGCTGCCGTCACCGACGTTGCGTTGCGAGTCGCAGAGACTCCAACTGCATCTAAGTTTCTCTTAATCTTATCAAGTACTTGAACTGGATTGCTCATCTCTCTTTTCTCCTATGGGTTTGAATGTACGAACATTCGTAGTTCAATATATCATATCGCTATAGTTAAGCAACAAATAACTCAAAAGTTATACAAAAAGTGTAATGCACGATGTGTTTGATTTATAAAAATTAAAAATCTATTTTCTGCCTTTTGCAAGATTATCTATGGCCCAAAGCGGCTGCAAATTAGTATAATGACATGCTTTTTTAAGCTCTTCAGCATCAGATAAATTAAAGTTAGACAACGGAACTATATGATCTATGTGCCAAACATCGTGACCATAGTTTTCCCAACTCATGCCTGGTTTAAATTTAGACTCAATAAACTTTTTTAAATATTCCAAAGAGCAACCAAGATCTCTTACAGCAGAGCCATTCTTTATGTTCTTTCTAACAGCATGAGAGAGTCTACTTCGTAGTATACAGGAGAGGCGTGTTTGAATGTCTGTATGGTATTTGCGTTTGGCATATTGTTGCTTTTTAGCTTTATTATTTTTAAACCATTTGGCACTTGCTGCTCTAAGTTTTTCTCGATTTTTAGTTGCCCAATTTCTTTTAGTTTGAGCAACCATTTCTCTATTCAGAATCTTGTGCTCTGAGCAGCATCTCTTACACCAATTGTAAAGCCCATCAACATTTGATTTCTTTTTAGAAAAATCAAACAATATTTTTTCCTGCTTACACCTACTGCATGTTTTCATCAACTATGACTTACTGACAAAAAATCTAGCTAAGGTATCGAAAGGAAAGCTTTTGTTGCAAGATCTGCACTTGGTCTGGTGAGCCATGTAGACCTGATCCTTACCGCAGTTAGGGCAATCTATATATCTGAAGGATCTTCCTTGGTCTAAGGTTTCAGCTTGCAGAACGCCGCCGCCGGTGAGGTTGGTTGGAGAACCAGCTCCGCCGTATCCAGCAGTTAAAGCTTTATTTAAATCATTGTTTTTTTTTAAGCCATCAACCATCTCATGGATCTGTTCTACGTTGTGGCGAATCTTTGCGATCGATATCTTCTGAGAGAAGTCTATGAAGGATGGTACGTCTTGGATGGCGTGCGGTATATAGGACTTGATGAGTTCAAGTTCTTCTACGGTAACCGCTGACTTTGCGAGGTCTAAACCCTCAACCAGGGTAGCATTGTTCGCAGGTGTGAATGTCAAAGCTAGACCGCGGATCTTGGTGCGCTTCAACACGCGCTGATCCTTTTCACCACGCTCAATGATTCCACCCTCTACTGAGCACTTCAACTTTAGCGGCGAATCTGTCTTAAATTGATGCTTTAATATTGCTGCGGCCGCTTTAGCAGAGCGATGATCCTCATCGTCATAGAGGATGCCTTCACCGTATAGGTACGGCGCTTTGATTTTGTTCCAGTAGTAACGCTGCCTTTCGGTTTCGCAATCTTCAATACCGAATATCTTCTTGGCGGAGGTGATGCGACCAAGTACATCCGGCAACTTGTTAGAGTGGTTGTCATTTACGACACCACGACCAGCAAGCAGCTCAGAGATGTCAGCGCCTTTTATATCTAGTATTTCTGACTGCGTATCTCGCAGTTCCGACCCCAAAACAGCATCGAACTTGGTTGCCATAAATACTCCTTCAACTAGATCATAACACACTTAACTGTTTCAACTTGCTTCGATCCCAGAGCTCTGCGGTTGGAAACATCTTTTTAAATTCATCCCATTTGATCTGGGCATCTGGCCTCATATAGCCTTTTATCTCAACCCACTTATCTTCTTGTACTAGATATAGATCTGGTCTATATGTTGACTTAGAAAGTTTAAATATCTTTGGCTGCCATAAGTAATCGATTTTATTGTTATTAAGGTAATTTACTGTTTTTGCCTCGTAGCTACCTTGGCAAACCAGTTCTTCGTTGGTTTTCCAATGATTTTTTATAGTCGTTTTATTTTGTGCACGAGCCACCTTTAATGCAATATCTGGATGTTGAATAGGGCTTGGCACTCCATACCTGATAATGTTTGTTGCACGAGCTCGTTCTGGTTTGCATTTTGGACACCAATGATCTGCTTTTATCGTGCTCCACGTAGATTTCCACGTATGACCTTTATCACATTGCCATTGTAATTTTAGATCCGCGTTTACATACTCGTCGCTTAAGCATTGACCGCCTTTATTTAAAGCAAACTCTCTGCACATATCAATATTGTGTTTAGCTACACCAACGCAACTAGGGCACCAAGATCCTAACTTGACTGGTTGCCACTGAGCATTCCAAGTGTGCCCATTTTTACATTGCCATCTTAGATTAGATTGGCTATGAACGTATACACTATCTAAACACTTTCCACCTTTAGATTCAGCGTGCGCGATACACATTTCTATAGAGTCTGACTTGTTGCGACCATTTGTTTTGTACGCGCAGATCTTACACCAAGATCGCATAGTATTAACACTGAATAAAGAGGACTCAAATTCGTGACCGTCTTTGCATCGCCATCTTAACTTTGATTTATTGCTGATATATTCAGTAGATAGGCATTGACCTTCATAATCTTCCGCCAAAGCGTGACACTCGTCTATTGAGTGCTTTTTCTTATTGCTATTGTTTATCGTAGTTTGTTTTTTGTTACAAGACTTACAAGAAGAATATAAACCATCCGGCTTCTTCTTGTCTTTGACAAACTGACCTAGATCTTTATCTTCTAGACACTTAGAGCACTTTTTCATCCCATCCCCCAATAGCTAAACAGCCAGATTTATTGTACAGAATCTAGCGCTTATCTATGATAGACAACGATCAGCAGTATATCGTCTCGTCGTCCACTGAAAACTCAGACGGTACGACCGGCTCATCGTCGCACGACAACCTGATCTCCTTGAGAGCAGAGTTGTCTTGAATCTTCTTGATTGCTGAGTCAGCGGTCTTCTTGACCGTATCGGTTGATACGTGCAGTGCGGCGGCGATATCCACGTCCGACATGGGCGAATCATTCATGTGGAATGCCTCGTAGGCAAACCAGCAGTAGCCTGACATCTGATGGTCGATCGCCCATGGGCATCCAGGTAGAGCCGCCTCCTCAGCTTCCGTCAGTTCCTTCTTAGCTGAGCGCAAAGCCTTCAAGCGCAGCA